TGGCTACTTTATCAGTGCGATTGCATGTCCGACGCACTCCGGGCCGCTCGAAATGAGCCAGCCAGAGGCTTAGCCAACTCACGTTATAATAACGCGTGTCGTCGGTGAAAAGGGTTCTGTATGAAAGATATGGAGGGTTCCGTTGAAGTAAAACTACATACAGAAATTGTTCAAGCACAAAGAAATAAATCTAAACTCATAGTTTCCATGGAAACGGCAAAAGTCGGTGCAGTTGCACGACAATCATTATTAAACGGTGTGTTGAGTCACCCGGTGGTCGCTCCTGTCGGGGCTAGATCCTTTAGGAGGTATAAAGCGACGTTCTCGTCTGACGTCACCATGGGTGGGGCACCTGACGGATGGAGTAGGAATATAGGCTATGAAATAGGGTCAAAAGATCTGCAAGCGCGTACGCTTTTTCATGCTAATGACGCTGCCGTCTCGTTAGACGGATCTCATGACATGAGTAATTTGATGGCAGGGGAGTTGGCTGGTTTGGCCAAAAAATATTCAAATTTTAGTGGTGAGTGGAAACACGCCGACTTCTCTGCGATAGTCTACAAGTTGGCAATCGGAGCAGCAGCGTGTTCTTGGTTTGACGATGTCAGTACGGAGGATATGCGTGGAGGCTTGCCAGTCTCGGTTACGGTGTTAGGTAATACTTTCACTCCGGTATCAGCCAGTGAGAATCAGGTCTTCATACCTAGGATGGTAGATAGTGTTCTGGCGCCGGACGTGCTTGCTGTGCTAATCGCCGCAGTCAACGGTTCGGGTGGGACAGTTGTCACCGACCTACTTGAAGTCGATATGCGCACTAACAGTGTTATTGTGCCGACCGTGAGGGGTGCGAGGTTGGGCGCCGCGTGCGTATCTGCTTTACACTTGTTAGGGGCAAATTACGATGCAGCGTCGGCTGGTGCAATATACGCACTCGCACTTACAAAAGGGATACATCACGTAGTTTCAGTAGTTGGGCATGGTGACGAGTGTGGTTTTGTGAGGTCGGTATTTAGACGTTGTGACTTCAACGTCCCTTACGGTGGAATCCATTCGACCACACAAGGCTATCTAGGGGTACCTGGTATAGCACGTCCAAGCAAGGTGGCGATGTGTGGGTGGGTTGACTCGATAGCCCTGGTAACAGCAGCCCTAGTTGCTGAGTCTGATCCAGGCGTTGTGATTGACGGAGATTGGTTCCCAACAGTTTTTGTGTCTGGGCGTGCACCAAGAGCTCGGGCAGGTGACAATACACCTGGGACGGCTGAGATGGCGCGCGACTTATCCACGATGATAGGTGCCGAGTGCGGCAACTTTGTACGCAGTTACGTCAGGAACCTGGCTGATTGTTTTTGTCTGAGTGGGGGCGAGGGTAAAGCGGAGAGCATCTTGTCGGCAATGTTCATAAATATGGCTGGCCGAGACGAGAGGCATCTAAGGTTCCCAGTCGTCGCTCCTTTTAACTGGATAGAGCCTACATCTTTAATACCTTTCGGCCGTATCCAACATCACTCTGGCTCAGGTTCGGGAGCATTAGTCTCTCCCGGGGGAGTTAGGACGGTGCCCCTTTTCGAACAGGCTGAGATGAGTAAGTCTACCAACACTGACTACACGCGTATGAAGGTGAAGATAAGGAGCGCACGATCATGCGGTCTTCTAGTCCATCTCGCTCATCACCCGGTTGACGGCCTCGGCTGTATAAGGGTGAAGCAGGTCGATCCTGAAGGTATAGTACTGCCAGGCGGTCGTCCAAACCGCCTCACGATTGACTTACTTGAAGCAGGACTTGACATAGGGTCGTTATTGTGGGTGCGAGGTCAATCGAAGATCGTTTCTCCGTGTGAGTTGTTGAACATACGGGGGGGCTTATACGGTCTAGTCCTTCGTCATAAGACGTCAGCTTTTGAAGATGTGGCCGTGCGTCATGAACATTTACCTAGGCAAGAAGAGCTGGGGGGGTGTGTTACTTACAGGGTGAGTCGGCCAAATGGGTGTGTGCCCGGAGACTCGAATCAGGAGAACACGCAAGTCGCACGTTGCCGTTCAAGTGGCTCTCTGGCTATGGCAGAAGCTCGCGGGCGACTGTGGGCTTTGGGTAGTGCGGTGGACGAGCCAATGCCTGTGGCACTGAGTGTGCAACCTTTCTCGAATACTAAGGTAGCCGAACGCTTGGCAGTAAACAGTGTCAATACTCTCAATGAAGCTCCAGGTGGACATGAGCCAATAGATATCGCAGCAGAACGTGCCGCACAAGAGAGGCAAGGTGAGGCACGTGACTTGCCTGTCGGCGGAGCTGCAAGATTAGTTGGAGTTTTGGGCCCGAACGCTGCACCGCGACCTCCACCCCAACAGGCTGGAGGAGGTGCTGCCAGGCAAGCAGGAGTGGTAGCACACGACGGTGTCCGCGCACAAGAAGGTATGAATGTCAATTTAGAGTTGAACGGAGGAAATAGAGTTGGTCCAGTAGGTCCCCCACCTGCTGTTGACGGAGCTGGGGAAGGGGCTGTCGCTCCCGGTGCGCCTGTGCCGGAAGCGGCTCCGCAATGAGTGTTTTTCCTGCGCTAGCCCAACAGCGCGTGAAAGAGTTGGGTAGTCTAGGTAGAGCATGCCAGCTTTACATCACTTCAGAAGAAGGTAGGTCCGTTTTCTTTTCTCAATTCATCTCTCTCCCTTATACTTCTCAAATCCTCTCTTTAGGTAAGTTAGTTTCCGAAAATAATAGTTTTTTTGCCGCAATTTGTAGTATACTGGGCGCTGAGTTTCCTGTACAGATAGAGCTGGATGATACTGGTCTGAAAAAATTAGTCTACGGTGCTTTCACCGGCGACTTCGATGTCACAAATTTTTATTATAGCGCAATAATGTGTAACCGAGCTGACGTGATGAGTGAGGGGTTGGCGCGCATACGTGGTGCGAGTAAGGGTAAGTGGTACAGAATGCAGCAGTGGGTAACTTTCGGTGAGAGGGTTATACAGTCAAAAGAGCTACGCATGGAGTACCTACCACTTAAAGCGAGTCACCCTGGTGCAAAGAATAAGGTGAACGTCTGGTCCAAGGAAGTGGTGGCTGCCGCGAAGGAGTATTATCGAAGGCCGGTCGACGAGGCTCTCGGACTGCTTGGTTCGCTCAAACCTGGTTCTTTCAACGATGACCAGTTTTCCGCTGGTTTAATGCACGCTTGTGGAATCAAGGAATACACGGACATTTGCCTGGTTGGCTTAATTTCTATCTTATGTCCAGGGCCGGCAAAGGCATTGTCAACAACTATCAAGTCGTTGGGTTGTTCCGGTTCTAGTCTGGGTGCAAAACTTGTTGAGATGAACACGCTCCAGGGTAGAGGTGTCGGTCCCCTGGATCTACATGCTGAGGCCAAATATAGGTGTGACAAAGTGAAGGTGGATGAATCTTGCGCGCACTTCGACATGGCAAGTTTGGAGATGGCGGTCAGGGAGATATTGCGCGAAGAGTTGGACGAGAAACCCGAGTACATGCTGTTGGCGGAACATTGGGAGAGGCGCTGGGAGTGGTGTGTGAATGGTAGTCACGCCAAACTCTTAGAACGCCTTAAACCGCAGTATAAGACTCGCGATATTCCTGGTATCAATAATTGGTATAGACGGATGTTCGCTGAGAGTATCGAACACGAGCCAGTGAGTACGTGGGATGGCGATGTTGTGGTATCGGCAAGTCCTAAACTCGAACACGGTAAAGTGCGTGCCATCTTCGCCTGTGATAGTCTGTCCTATTTTGCTTTCGAGCACTTCCTCGCCCCGATAGAAAAGGTGTGGGCAGGAAAGCGTGTGATCCTTGATCCAGGTTCACTGGGGCACTACGGTATGGCGCAGCGCGTACTGGAGGCGAGATCAAGTGGTGAAGTGAGTGTTATGTTAGATTACGATGACTTCAACAGTCAACACACTTTAGAGAGTCAAGCAATGGTAATACGGGTGGTCGCAGAGCACGTCGGTTATGACCGTAAATTGGCTGAGAAGTTGGTGGAGTCATTCTACAAGATGCGGATATACTGCGCCGGTGCATACGTAGGAACCGCAGCTGGTACGCTCATGTCTGGGCACCGTGCGACAACGTTTCTAAACACCATCCTAAACAGTGCATATATACGTGTAGGTATCGGCGAGTCAGTCTACAGATCTTGTACTTCAATGCATGTTGGTGATGATGTCTATATGTCGTGTAAGACGTACGCTGACGCAAGTAAGGTTTTGTCTGGCATGCGCAATACTGAGTGCAGGTTGAATCCAACAAAACAGAGCGTTGGTAGTGTTACTTCTGAATTCTTGCGTGTCGCCATAACAAATACCTATGCAGTGGGCTATTACGCGAGGTGTGTGTCGAGTATAGTGTCAGGCAATTGGGTTGGGGATGTTAAACTGTCACCTTTGGAAGCCTTACAAACTATGGTTCAGTCGTCTAGGACCCTCATAAACCGCGGAGGGGACTACCATCTACATACGCTGCTAATAAGGAGCGTAGTCCGTATGACAGGCCTATCCGAGAGTGTGGTGGTCCCTTTTCTGAGTGGGCGTGTAGCTTTGGGTGCAGGACCACAGTTCATAAGTGCCGGGTCAAGGTTGAGGATGGATGTCGATGTAATCAAGTATGTCGACCCGACAGAAGAGCAGAAGGATCGAGCATTCCTTGCTACGTGTCCGGAAGCTGCGACGATAGATTACCTGACCAATGTCGCCTCCCCCGTTGAACGGTTCGCTATGCAAATGTTACGTACGTCGGTTAAGTCGGCTATGAAAAGCGCGTCTTTTAGACGTGAGGTTTCAAGTGGCACGCCTGACGTCGTACAGCACCTGGTACCCCGTTCACTCGAGTCGTACACTCCTTATGGATCTGTTGACGTGAGGACGGCGCACAAGCGCAAACCGGTGGGGGGCTGTCTGAGTAAGTATCCTCTTCTGGCACTCGTTAAGAATATGATGACGCCACGTGAGGTCCGTGAGTTGGTTCAGTGTGTCGGTGGTAACGCAGCAGCGCCCAACATAAGTCTGGAGGCTTGGGGCAACGAGTATGATGGTGTGGTTGTGTTGGGTGTGATGTCGTACACAGACGCCGCAAGCTACGGAAAACGTGTGGCCGAAGGTGTTTTGTACACTGAC